TTTTACGTAGGGCCTACAACAGATCGTATGAATGAGTCTTATGCAAAAGCTACAGGATTAAAAGGACCTGAAAGACCTACTTATGACGACAATGGTCCTGATCTTCCTATTCTTCCTAAAGTAGGTATAGCTGCAAACGTAGATGATAAACCTTATGAAGTTGACATGAGTGAATATGAAAGATTTAGAGGTTTACTTGGACTAACAGGACCAGCAATGTTTAACGAAGGTGGTAGAGTTGGTATGACTGGTGGTAGTGCTAAACCAGTAATTAAATCCGCTGTTAAAGAACTTATAAACAAAGTTAATCTTAGATTAGACGCTAAAGGTTTAGATTCTTTAATGCAGTACAAAGGAAAACATTTAAACAAAGGGTTAGATCTACCTGAAGATCAATTAGGTAAAAAAGTACCTTTTGTGACAACAGCTGATGAAATGTCTGGATCAAAAAGTGAAGCTAATAAATTTATGACAGGTAAAAGAGATATGGTCGGGGCAATAGAAGCATGGAATAAAGATCCTAAGTTTGATTATTACAGAAGAGAATTTAATGATAGAGGACCAAATGGTTTTATATTTCCTGAAAAAGTAGAATCTAGAATGCCTGGTAAATTTAATAAAAACCATATGGGTAAGTTTTTTACAAATAGAATAAGTAAATGGGGTATGCCTGATAAAAAAATTACATTAACTAAAGATGAAATCCAAGCTGGTATTCAAAGAAATTATGAGAATAATCCTACTGCAGATGTTGATGATGTTTTAGTATCTGAAGATGAAATAATAAGAAAAGAAAACTTAGGTTTGTTTGAAAGATTTGCAAATAAATATAAATTCAATGAAGGCGGCAGAGTAGGTCTAGCTGGTGGTTCAGGAAAAATTTTTGGTAAAGCACTTTTAAAAGCTTTAGATGAAGTTGGAGGTAATTTTGCAGATGGAGACATGAAATACAATGCAGATGTTTTAGCTGACGAGCTAGCTTTTCAAAAAGGTTTAATTCCAGAAGGTGGAGATTTAACAGATATAGCAGATCAAAGAATAGCTATGGATCTATATGATGAAGCTTATAGTGCTTTAAGTGAACAATTTCGTCAACAAAGAGAAATTAAAAAAATGACAGTAGACAAGTTTTCTAAACCTACTGCTACTTTAAAAGGAATAGAAGAAACAGGAACAATAGATATTAGTGATCCAAATGTTATGGATGAGTTTTCAACTTTTATGAAAGAATCTAATCCTGAAGGTTATAAAGATCTTGAACAAAAAATAGAAATTGAAACGTTTGATCCTAAAGATCGTAAAGGTAGTGCTTACGGTGGTATGGCATCAATGATGAGAAAAATATAATGTCAGGAAAAATATACAATCAAAAAAAACTAGACGAGAAATATCTTTATAGCGGTGAAAGAAAAAATGGTGATAAATTTTATTTAGCTAAAGTAACTACTCAAGTAGATACTCCAGGAATAAAAAAATCTTTTCCTCTTACCCCTGCTGGTAAAGCGGAAGCCTTAAAAGCAATTGAAACTCAAGTAAATAAAATAAAAAAAGTTTCAAAAGAAACTGGTTTTAGATTTGAATCAATAAGAAAATTAAAAGAGCCACCTAATCCTAATAGACCTTGGATCTATGCTAGATCTGGAAGTGGAGCTAAAAAAATAAATACTTACTACGCTACAGAAGCTCAAGCTAAAGAAGCTCAAGCAAAAGCATTAGAGAATAAATATTCGGCTCAAAAAAGACCTATTACTAAAGAAGAAATTAAATTATTTCAAAAAGAAGCAGATAGAGGTTTTGACAAAAAAACTATTTCTAAAAATTTAGGTGCATCTCTAAAAAGAGTAGAACGATCTATTGCAGATGGAGACGTAAAATATACTCCTTATTTAGAAAATAAAGAACATGTTAAATTTGTTAAAGATAATTATGGAGTACTTAAAAAAGAAACTATAGCAAAAAAAATATATCCTAATCTCCCTTTAAGCCAAGCGTTATCTAGAACAACTAGATTAACTAGTGATTTGTTTGATTCAGGAGAACTAATAGAAAGAAAATCTGCTGCACAAAATTTAGAAAATATAAAACAAAAAGGTTTTAATAAAGTTCCAAAAACTAAATTACAAGAAATAGTAAAAGAAAATAAAAATATAAGAATAGACACAGTTTCTTCTAAATCAGGAGAAGCCTCTATAAGAAAAGGCCTTGGAAAATTCAGCGGGACAGATAGAGCACATAGAGCTAGTTTAAAGCAAGCTGAAAGATTTGGATTAACATATAAAGTTAGAAATGTAGGAGTAGAGTCTGAAAAAGCAAATAGAGAAATTATAAGACCTATTGAAGCTAAATTAGATAAACTATATGATGAACAATTTAAATATTATAAACAAATTAAAGATTTAGATAACGTTCCTTTAGAATTACAAAAAGAAATATCAACACTTAATAATAAAATTAATGAACTCACAGATATAACGGGAGGTAGACTACAACCTATTTTTCTTGATGAAAAAACAGGTGCAGGTAAATTTGGACCTATAAATGAAAAATACTCAGCAGCTTTTGGTATAGTAGATGAAAATGTAGAAGACATAGCTCTTAGTGAACAATATGAAGGAAATAAAAAAATTACTCCAGAAAATAGACTTATTTTAGATGCAAATTTAAAAGAACAAAATAAATTTGAATTAGCTAACGTAGACAAAGATATGGCAGCTATAGAAGCATTATATGATGAAGGAGATATAGAATTTAGAAAAAAACTAGATGACACTTTTAATGAGGCTGCGGGTAGAAAAATTTGTAGAGAAGGATGTTTTATAAAAGTAGCAAAAAACAATCCTAGTTTATTTAAAAAAGCTACTCAATTATTAACCAGTAGAGGTGGAAGAATAGGAGCTTTAGTTGCAGGAGCTACTGCAGTAGGAGCTGGAGTATTATCTTCAGATGTTGAGGCAGAAGAATTAGAAAAAGAAATAGATCCAATGGATTACAATTCTGTAACAGGAAAATTTGTTAAACCTGATGGCGAACCTGTAAGTCAAGCTGGTAAGTTAAATTGGATTGCAGACAACCCAATTAAAACTGGAGCTGCTTTAACAGGAGGGTTCATGGGCCTTGGTTATGGTATCCGGAATCTAGCACCTAAAGGAGCTAAATATTTAATGGGCTGGCAAGCAGGGATCCCGGCTTTCGGAGCTCCTTACGAAGCATCAAGATTTAGAGAAGGAATGGACGTTGGTGAAATGGCTACTGATCCATGGAACGCATTGTATGCAGCAGGTATAGGTGGTCAAGCCGCTAAAGATGCTTTTTATAAAAATAGAAATGAATTAGGACTCAAGAATATTACAAGTAAAGAAGGTTTAAAAAAACTACCTAACGCTTTAAAGAATGCAATTATGTCTCCAAGAGCTACAGGAACAAAAGCTACATTTGGTTTACCTTCCGGCTTAGAAGGTTCTAGAGCATTTTTAAGTAAAGTTAATAAAGCAAAAGGAATTGGAGGACTTGCATTAAGAGGATTAGGAATGGCTAGAATGGTAGGAGGAATGGCTTTGGCTACTACACCAATTGGTTGGGGAACAGCAGCATTGTTTGGTGCTAATGAACTTTACAAATCTTATAAAAAAGGTGCAAGCTTAGATGATAAAATTGATGACATGAGATTAAACGGTGAGATAACTGAACAAGATGCAGATACTTACAAAGAGATTGTAGGTCAAGGTTGGTTAAGTAGAACTGTCTTTGGTCAAGATGATAAAATGTTAGAAGGTAGAACTATTGGTGCTGATGAACAAGATACTATTAGACAAACTTTAAATGAAGATATTTATCAAGGTCAAATAAAACCTCAAGAAATGGAAGACAGAGCATATGACAGATCTGGAGTATTTCAATTATTTAATAATGGTGGAAGAGTAGGTTTTAATAAAGGTGGTATGAGTAGAAGAGCTTTTTTAAAATTAATGAGTTTATTTGGAATAGGACTTGCTGGAGCATCAGCAGGTATGTTTAAAACAGTAGGCAAACAAGCTGTTAAAAAAGGATTAGCTGAAGTTGCTACAAGCCCTGTTGAAGGAATGCCTTCTTGGTTCCCAAGAGTAGTGGCTAAAATTCAAGCTGATGGAAAATTAAAAACTATGGCTGATAGACAGTATGTTACAGGAGATAAATATGAACATACTATTGAAGGTATAAAATTTGAATTAGAAAACAACCCAGTCAGTGGAGAAATAACTTTAAATTGGGATGGACAAGGTCAATACGGAGAAATTCCAAGAACAATATATTACAAACCAGGGAAACAAGGTTATCAAAAAATGAATACGGATCCTGAGTTTCCAAACCAAGCAGAAGATATGGCAGTAGAAGTAGAAGAACCATCATTTGATTATATTGAACCTGATTACAACAGTATGGGTCCAGATGGCACAAGACCTGAAGATGCTAATTATTTAGATATTTTTACAGAAGGAGATAATGGTGTTGCTGCTTTAGAAAATTATGCTAAACAAGATTTAGATATGGCTATTAGACAAGGTGGAGATAAAGCTGTTAGAAAATTAAAAAAAGATACATTTGATAAATTTAAAATGCACACTGAAGCAGGTCCAGAATACTATAACTTTGATAGTAGCGCTGAAAAATATGTTAATCCACAACCTATCGATGAAAGTGACGTTGCAGGAGAAATACTTGAAGGTAGTAGTAAATTAGATCCAGATAAGTATAAAAAAGGTGGTATAGTTTCTATCCTATGATAAAAAAAGAAAAAAGTAAAAAACATGATGGCATAACTAGACCATTTAATGAAGCTTATAAAAACGGCTGGAACGAAATCTATTTAAACAGAATTTTAAAGAAAGAAGTTGAAATTGGTGCCAATGGCACTCAAGGTTATATGATTAAACACGGCAAAAACAAAGGAACTATCTTATGAAAAAAGAAAACCCTACATTGACTAAAAACATGAAACATGTTAAATGGAAGGAAATACCTCCTCTAAGAGGGCCCGACCCGCAAGGCTTGATTAAAGTTCAGAAACAAGATAAGGATAACAGGGAAAGAATATTAAATGGCAAACAATATAGATAAGTCGCTACCTAATCAGGTTACGAATTCAGTTGCAGTAGAAAGTCCTGAAGAGACTTTTGTAGATGGCATTGAACAAATGGAAGAAGTAAATTCTGAAGGTGTTGAGATTGTTAAAAATGAAGATGGCAGCGCAGACATAAATTTTGAACCTGGGGCCGTGGCCGCAGAAGGTGGTGAACAACACGATGCCAATTTATCAGAATTATTACCCGAAGAAGTTATAGGAAGATTAGCTTCCGAACTTTATCAAAATTATTTAGATTACAAATCTTCAAGATCAGAATGGGAAGAATCTTATGTTATGGGTTTAGACCTTCTAGGTTTTAAATACCAACAAAGAAGTGAACCTTTTCAAGGTGCTTCAGGTGCAACGCACCCAGTATTAGCCGAAGCAGTTACACAATTTCAAGCGCAAGCTTATAAAGAATTATTACCAGCAGATGGTCCAGTTAGAACTCAAATTATGGGTATGTCTACAAGAGAAAAAGAAGATCAATCTGTTAGAGTTAAAGATTACATGAATTATCAAATTATGAATGAGATGCCAGAGTATGAAGCTGAATTTGATTCAATGTTATTTTATCTACCTCTATCAGGATCTGCTTTTAAAAAAGTTTATTATGATGAGATGTTAGGAAGAGCAGTTTCTAAATTTGTACAAGCAGATGATTTAATTGTACCTTACTCAGCTACTTCTTTAGAAGACACTGAAACAGTTGTTCAAAGAATTTACATGTCTCAAAATGATGTTAGAAAAGCACAAGTTGCAGGTTTCTATGCTGATATTGATTTAGGATCTCCTGCGTATACGCAAGATAAAATCCATGAAGAGGAAAGAAAATTAGAAGGTGTTAAAAAAACAGTTTCTCAAGACCAATCAGATTATACAATTTTAGAATTTCATACTTCTTTAGACCTAGAAGGTTTTGAAGATGTAGATGAAGAAGGAAATCAAACAGGAATTAAAATTCCTTATGTTGTAACTATGGAAGCTGGTGCAAGAGAGATATTATCTATTAGAAGAAATTATTCAGCAGGTGACCCTGAGAAAAAGAAAACACAATATTTTGTTCATTTTAAATTTTTACCTGGTTTAGGTTTTTATGGTTTTGGTTTAATTCACATGATTGGTGGTCTATCAAGAACTGCTACTGTTGCTTTAAGACAATTATTAGATGCAGGAACTTTATCTAATTTACCAGCTGGTTTTAAACAAAGAGGTATTAGAGTTAGAGATGATGCAGCTCCTTTACAGCCTGGAGAATTTAGAGATGTAGATGCTCCTGGTGGAAATTTAAGAGATGCTTTTTATCCATTACCTTACAAAGAACCTTCTCAAACATTATTACAATTAATGGGAATAGTTGTAGAAGCAGGACAAAGATTTGCTTCTATTGCTGATGCGCAAGTTGGTGATGGTAATCAACAAGCGGCAGTTGGAACAACTGTAGCTTTACTAGAACGTGGTTCTAGAGTTATGTCAGCTATTCATAAAAGATTATACAATGGTTTAAAAAGTGAATTTAG